GCACGTGTGCGGCATCAATCTGGTGACCCGCTGGCTGGTCACGCACGAGCGCCGCCTGCTGGTGGACATGCCCATCGGCAAGGCCGCCGCCGATGCCGACCTGGTGCAACTGGGCACCGGCTTCCAGCATGCCGTGCAACTGCTCAGCGATTTTTACCGCGGCAACGGCGCCATCGACCCCGCGCCGGTGCTCCAGGCGCTGCGCGCGCACCTGGAAAGCGTGGCCCACCACCACGCCAACGTGGCCGGTTTTGCCGAACCTGAACTGGACTTTGCGCCATGACCCCTGACGACCGCAACCTTAGCCAAGAACACGCCGCCCTGCTCGCTGCGGAAGAAGCCTTTGCAGCCTTGAAACGCGCCATTGCCGCCTATCAAGATGCAGGTTTTGGATCGCTCGTCACCGCCCCGCTGGCAGTCGCGCTGGCCGAAGTGAGCTACTCCATCAGGGAGGCGTCGCAATGACCCCCGACGACCGCAACCTGACCCTGCGCACGCTGGACGTGCTCGAAGCCCTGTGCGGCTTTGCCGCCAACGGCGCCGCCAATGGCGACCTGGCCGCCGCCGTGCACACCAGCGCGCCCAACATCACGCGCGCCATGGCGCAGCTTGCCGCCAAGGGCTGGGCGCGCAAGGACGAAGGGAGCGGGCGGTTTTACCCCACGCCCAATTTCGCGCGCCTGGCCTTTCGCGTGATGGCCGACTTCGACCGCCTGGCGCAGCGCGTGGACGACGCGCGCCAGTCCATGACGGGCCTGCCCGACCCGCGCGGGCTGCGCAACCGATTAACCGGGCAGTAGCCCGCAAACAGGAGAAATCATCATGGGAAGAAGCAAGAACACCCCCGCCGCGCCCCCCGAGTTGCTGCCGGTAGCCCCGGCCCACACGGCGCGGGTGGAAGCCGGCCAAGTCGCACGCCAGGAGCAGGACGGGCGCGTGGCGGCGCTGGCCACCAAGCTCAATTACAACGGATCAACCGATCCGGCAGCGCTGGAAAACAGCGCCAAGAATGCCATCCGCCGAATCGGAATGGGCATCTTTGAGCTGGGCGCTTATTTGCTTTTGTTGAAAGAGGCTTGCGAATACGGCAAATTTCTGCCCGCGCTGGAACGCATGGGCATTGAGCCGAGGGCTGCGCAGAGGTACATGAACGTCACCCGCCGATTTGCGGCAAATACGAAGTCGACTTCGTATTTGGAAAGGGCCGGGGTTGAAAAATTAGTCGAATTGCTGCCGCTGGACGACGAACAACTGGAAGATTTAACCGAATTGGGCCAAACCGGCGAGTTGGCCCTGGATGACGTTACCCTCCTGTCGGTGAAAGAGCTGCGCGCCAAGGTGCGCGGGCTGCGCGCGGAAAAAGAGGCCGACGGCAAGGTGCTGGCCAAAAAGCAGGAGCGAATCGAAAAGCTCGAGCGCGAGAAGCTGCTGATCCAGCGCCTGCCGCCGGGGCGCCAGGCGGACAAGCTGAAGGAAGAAGCGTCGGCCATCGCCGTGGACGCGCTGGCGCGCGTGCGCGGCGATCTGCGCGGCGCCCTGGCCAAGATGTGCGACGACGCCGGCGACAACACGCTGTTTGCCGCCGGCCTGGTCGGCCAGCTGGCCGCCGAACTGGCCGCCCTGCGCGGCGAGTTCAATTTGCCCGACGTGAGCGCCGCCGCCGACCAGGAACTGCTGGCCGATGTTGCCAAGTGGGCGCCCGGCGGCAAGGGCAACCCGCCCCCAATTGCGCACGCCTGGCCTTCGCTGGCCAATGCCGGCAAGGCGGCGCCCAGTGGCAAGTCCGCCAACTGACGGGGTGGCGGCCATGCGCAGACCCATGAGCGCGCCCGTGGCCGAGGCCATTGCCAACGCCGGCCAGGCCGTGGCCGCCGCCGCGCACGGCCAGCGCGGCGCGCTGGTACAGGCGGCGGCCGCCGCCACCGGCAAGTCGCGCGCCACGGTGTACCGGCGCATGCGCGGGCTGTCGGTGCAGCCGGCGCGCCGCCAGCGCAGCGATGCCGGCAGCACCAGCGTCACGCGGCAGGAGGCGCTGGACATCAGCGCGCTGCTGATGCAGGCCATGCGCAAGAACAACAAGCGGCTGATGACGGTGGACGACGCGCTGGGCGTGCTGCGCGACGAGGGCAAGGTGCGCTGCGAGCGCCTGGACGCGGCCACCGGCGAACTGGTGCCGCTGTCGGCCAGCGCGGTGGAACGCGCCCTGCGCCTGTACTGCCTGCACCCGCGGCAACTGCTGCGCCAGGCGCCCACCACCGAAATGCGGAGCCGGCACCCCAATCACGTCTGGGAGATCGACGCCAGCCTGTGCGTGCTGTACTACCTGAGTAATGGCCAGGCGGCCGGCGGCGGATTGCAGGTGCTGGAGGCCGACAAGTTCTACAAAAACAAGCCCAAGGCGCTCGAGCGCGTGGAAAGCGAGCGCGTGTGGCGCTACGTGGTCACCGACCATTACAGCGGCTGCATCTTCGTCAACTACGTTATGGGCGCCGAAAGCGCGGTGAACCTGGCCGAGAGTTTCATCGCCGCCATTTGCCAGCGCACCGTGGGCGGCCAGGCCGACCCGTTTCACGGCGTGCCCTTCATGGTGTACATGGACCGCGGCGCGGCCAACACCAGCGGCATGGCGCGCACCCTGTTGCGGCGGCTGCAGGTGGAGCAGGAGGCGCACATGCCCGGCGCGCCGTGGGCCACCGGCCAGGTGGAAAAGGGGCAGGACATCGTGGAGCGCCAGTTCGAGTCGGCGCTGCGCTTTCAGCCCGTGCGCAGCCTGGAAGAGCTCAACGAAAACGCGCGCTACTGGTCGCGCCACTTCAACGCCACCGCCGAACACAGCCGCCACAAGCGCACCCGCGCCGAGGTGTGGCGCGGCATCACCCCGGAGCAACTGCGCATCGCGCCGCCCGCCGATTTGTGCCGCGAGCTGCTCACGCATGAGCCGCAAGAGCGGCGCGTAACCAACACGCTGACGGTCGAGTTCAAGGGCCGCGAATACTGCCTGCGCGGGATCGTGGAGCTGGCCAACGTGAACGCGGGCGAGCAGCTGCTGGTCACCTACAACCCCTATGCGCCGGACAGCGCCTGCATTGTCGAAGTGGCCGAGGACGGCAGCGAGAAGCTGATTGCCGTGCCCGTGGTCACGCGCGATGAAGCGGGCTTCCGCAGCGACGCGCCGGTATTTGGTGAAAGCTACGCCTCGCCGCCGCGCACGCTGGCCGACGCCAACCGCCAGGAAGTGGCGTGCCTTGCCTACGGCGTGGACACCGGCGAGAAGGTGGCGCAGGCCAGGAAAGCGCGCGCGCTGCCCTTTGGCGGCCGCATCGACCCCTTGCGCCGGGCGCGCAAGGCGCAATTGCCCATCCCCATGCCCAAGCGCGGCACCGCGCTGGTGCCGCAGGTGACCACGGCGGCGGTGATCGCCCAGGCCGCGCCGCGCCTGCTGACCCATTTCGAGGCCGCGCGCGAATTGACGGCCATGGGCGTGGTTATGGATGCCGAGCGCGTGGGCCTGCTGCGCGCCTGGTACCCGCAGGGCGTGCCCGAGGGCGAGCTGCCCGGCCTGAAACAGCGCCTGACCGTGCGCGCCGGCCTGCGCCTGGTGGCGGGGGGAGGCGGCGCATGAACAGCAGGAAACCCGCCAAGAAATTTTGCAACAAGCCTTGCAAAAAAGTTGGCCCCGCCAGGCAGCCACCCGGCGGAGCCGTTCCCCAGGCCCAGCAAGCAACCGAAACCCAAGAGGAAGAGTCCATGTTACTGCAATACACCTCAATTACGCCAGCGGCGCTCAAGCACTTCGGCCTGCCGCGCAGTCCATTCCTGGACGATGTGCAGACCCGGGACGACGTGTTCCAAAGCCCCGCAACGCGCTACGCCCGCGCCGCGCTGCTGGATGCGGCAAACAACCACGGCTTCGTGGCCCTGGTGGGCGAGAGCGGCGCGGGCAAAACCACGCTGGTGCAGGAACTCGAGCAGCGCCTGATCGACGAAGGCAGGGATGTGGCCGTCATCAAGCCCTACGTTTTGGCGATGGAAGCCACCGACGCCAAGGGAAAGACGCTGCGCAGCATCCATATTGCCGAGGCGATCGCGTATGCGCTCGACCCGCAGCTCAAGATCAAGAGCAGCCCGCAATCGCGCTTCGCGCAACTGCACGATCTGCTCAAGGCCAGCCGCCGCGCGGGGCGCAGGCACTTGCTGGTCATCGACGAGGCGCACTGCCTGCCCCTGCCCACGCTCAAGCACCTCAAGCGCTTTCTCGAGCTCAAGGACGGCATGGCCCGCCTGATCGGCGTGGCGCTCATTGCCCAGCCCGAACTGCGCGCCGTGCTGCACAGCCAGAACCCCGAAGTGCGGGAGGTGATGCAGCGCTGCGAGATCATCGACCTGCCCCCGCTCGACCAGGACCTGGAAGCGTACTTGGCGCACAAGTTCGCGCGCTTCGGCCTGAAGCTTGAAGCCGTATTCAGTCCGGATGCCTTCAACGCCCTGCGCGAGCGCCTCATCCGCGTGCCGCGCGGGGCCAAGGCGGGCGAGGGCGCCGTCAGCACCTGCTACCCGTTGGCCGTGCACAACCTTGTGTCCCGCGCCATGAACGCAGCAGCCGCCGTGGGATTCCCCAAGGTGGACGCGCAAGTTATCGCGGGGTGCTAGAGCATGACGCCCCCACGCTCCCCTGCTACGCATGGTGCGCTGCCCCCCGAGGGGGCTTGCCCGCCTTGGGGCGGCCCGGCAGCGGGCATGCTCTTTCTTCTCAAAATCTTTTGCCTGGGCGAGCGCCTGTTCGAGGTGCGCGCCGCCGCAAGCGGCTGCGCCGCCGTCGTGTACGCGCTCGACCGTTACCCGCAAGCCTGCGCCGTGTCCGCCCGGCGGATCGGGGGTGCTGCATGAACCCGCGCCACTACTTTGCGCCCGGCGTGGTCGAAGCCACGCGCCGGCCCGGCGCGCTGCGCCGCTTGCTGCGCTGGTGCCGCCGCCTGCTGGCGCGGGGAGCGCGGCCATGACGCCCGCCCTCGCCATCGAACGGCTGGAGCGGTTGGCCAGCGGCCCCTGCCTGGCGCTGGCGCGCAACCTGGCCGTGCTGCTGCGCGATGACGGCGGCTGGCACAGCACCGGCGGCGTGGCCGGCATGGCCGCCGCCCGGGGCTGGCTGGACGCCAGTGATGTGCCCCTGCTGGACACGCGCTGCGCGCTCGACGTGCTGGCCGACTGCGGCCACGTCGACTACCGCGCCGGAAAGGCCAGCAAACGCATCGAATGGGCCGTTACCACGGCCTGCGAGCCACTTCCCGGCGCCGACGGCCACGGCGTGGGCTGCTGATCCATATCACTCACGAGGAAACCACGATGGCAACCAAGCTCAAAACCAAGGCGCAAGCCTACGCGCCGCAAACGATCAACGACTGCGCCGCGGACATCAAGAAGCTCGGCGATCTGCAACGCGAGTTCCAGCGCCGGCTGGCGGAAATGAACGACGCAATCGGCGCAATCACCAAGCAGTTCCAGCCCGGCCTGGAAACGCTCAACGGCAAGATCGAAGTGCTGCAAACCGGCGTGCAGACCTACTGCGAGGCGCACCGGCTGGAACTCACGAACGGGGGCCGGGTCAAGACCGCCAACTTCATCACCGGCGAAGTGCAGTGGCGTCAGCGCCCGCCCAGCGTCGTAGTGCGCGGCGCGGAGTCCGTGATCGAAACGTTGAAAAAACTCGGCCTGTCCAGGTTCGTGCGCACCAAGGACGAGGTCAACAAGGAAGCGATTCTCAACGAACCAGATGCCGCGCGCGGCATCGCCGGCATCACGCTGGTCACCGGCGTCGAGGACTTCGTCATCACGCCGTTCGAGGCCGAGGCGGAGGTGACACCATGATCAAAAATGCAATCATCTACCGCGTCTCCGGCCTGCCCGGAACCATAGATGCGCTGGACAAGGCGCTCGCGGCGCAAGCCTACGCCCCCTGCACGCCAGGCCAGGCGCTCAGCTGGGGTTTTGCGCCACCGCGTGGCCACGCGCACGGCGCGCTGGCCGAGGCCATCGGCGGGCAATGGATCGCGCGCTTCGTAGTCGAAACGCGCGGCGTGCCCGGCGAGGCCGTCGCCAAGCGGGCCGGCGAGAAGGCCGCCAAGATCGAGCGCGAGGCGGGCCGCAAGCCCGGCAAAAGGGAAATGCGCGATCTGCGCGAAGAAGCCCACGCCGAGCTGTTGCCGCACGCCTTCTCGCGCATTAAAACGGTGTGGGCCTGGATCGACCGCGCGCGCGGCCTGCTGGTCATCGACGCCGCTTCGCAAACAACGGCGGATGCCGCGCTTGCCTGCATGGTGAACGCGATGCCGGGTGGATTCAGCGCGGCCTCGCTGCAAACTAACCGCTATCCGCTGGGGTGCATGACGGCGTGGCTGACCGAAGACGGCGGCCCGCCCGGCGATCTGTACCTGGGCCGCGCCTGCGAGTTGCGCGCCGATGGCGGCGATCCCGCGCGCACCCGGATCAGCGGCCAGGACTTGACGACGCCAGAGGTGCGCAAGCAAGTCAAGCGTGGCCTGCTGCCCGTCAGCGTGGAGTTGTCTAACGGCCGCGTTCGCTGCACCTTGACGCACGTCCTTCAGTTGCGCCGGATCGAGATACTCGCCGACGCGCGCGGCGACGATGGCATCGAGAGCGAGGAAGACGTCTTCGATTCCACTGTCGCGCTGGTCACCGGCGAACTGCGCGCCCTGATCGATTCGCTGGTTGACGCGCTGGGCGGAGAGGTGGGGGCCGCATGATGACCGGCGATAACAACTTGACCTTTGCCCAGGCTAATCGGCTGGCTATGCTGATTAATGTGTTGGGTTGGATGATCAGAGCGATCGCGGATGTATTGCGGCATGGCTACGAGTCAAGAAACACGGCCAGCATCGTTACCAGACGCGAAACGCTTGAGCAATCTTGCAACAGCACCATCAGGGCCATCGCGGAGTTGATCGATGCGGGCGACGTGCGGGCCGATACGTTACTCGATGCGTGCGCTCAACTGTGCGCCAAGGCCGTGCAACGCGCGCAGGGGGCCACATGACTACAAACCACATCGCCGCCATCCACGCCCTGAAGGCCAAACTGCGCCTGACCGATGACGACTACCGCGCGTTGCTGCGCCAGCTCACCGGCCAGGACAGCAGCAAGAGCTGTACCCAACAGCAGCGCTGGCAGGTGCGCCAGCACATGCAGCGCCTGGCCGAGCGCATGGGGCTGGCGCAGCCCGTGTACACGGCCAAACGCCCGCGCTTGCAACGCTCCATCGGAGACGGCGGCGACGGGCGCTGGTCCAAGGCGCGGGCGCTGTGGGGCAGCCTGGCGCGCGCCGGCGTGGTGCGCGCCGACACCGACGCGGCGCTGATGGCCTACGTGCGCCGGCAAACCCGGGTGAGCCACTGGCGCTTTGCCAATAGCGCCCAGATCAATGCCGTCATCGAAAGCCTGAAACTCTGGTGCGCGCGCGCCGGCGTGGAGCCGCGCGATAAGCGGGTACGGCTATGACGTCCTGGACCTTCGCCCAAATCGAGCAACTCCAGCGGCGCTATCCCGACGAGCGCGCCCTGGACATGACACGGGACCTGGAGCACACCCCGAGGGCTATCAACCAAAAGGCGCGGGAGATCGGCCTGAAAAAAAGCGCGGCTTATTACGCCAGCACCAAGTTACCCCGCGCCAATCGACGCCCCCGGGCCGGGAATACCCCAATGAACGATTTGGCGACGGGTACAAGCCCCGCGCATGGATCAGGTGGCATCACCCTACGTTCACCGCCCGGCACGCGCCCCTGCGGCCCGCAATCCGCGCCACCCGACTTGCTGCATTTCGTGCAGGCTTTGCCGGTGTCCAGCGCGGTGCGCGCGCTGGGCCTGTCCGCGGGCACGATCAGCCGGCTGCGCCACGGCTATTGGCCCCCCGATTCGCGCAAGGTCGTCAAGGCTTGGGGCAATTACAAGGCGCGCCACGGCGTGATCGCGTCGTCATGGTTCATGCGGCGCGTGCGCGCCGGCGGCGTGGTGCACCACGCCGGGCGCGATTACACCGCCCTTGAATTGGCGGCGCGCACGGGGCAGTTGCTGGCCGTCGCGCGGGACGCGGGCGGGCAACTGGTAGCGCAGACGCTGGAGCTGCCCGCCGAGCGCCTGGCGCTGACTTTGATAGGAGCAGCCCATGACTGACTGCCCCACTACCACCGATATCGACCGGCCGCCCCCCAAGCGGCCCGATCTATCCGGGCTGGGCGCCGGGCAGTTGGCGCCGATCGAATCGCGTACCAGCGGCTGGCCCGAATCGTGGCGCGACTTCGCGCGCTCGCTGTACGTGACCCTTATTTCGCGCGCCCGGCCGCTGTCCAGCGGCGACGCGGTGGGCCTGGCGGTGGAGCTGACGCTGGGCATCGCCGCCGACCTGGCCGGCGAGCAGCCTTACATCAACATTGGCCGCAGCCTGCAAAGCAGCGCCCTGGCCGCGCGCGTGATCGAGCTGCTGGCGCGCCACCGGCAGGATTACGACCGCGTGGGCCACCTGGTGGGCAAAAGCCCCCGCCATATCCGCCGCATCGAGGCCGACTGGCTGCGCATCGAGCGCGCCAGGCGGCAGGGCGCGCTGAGTTTTGAATAACTGACACCCGTCATTTAGATATAGACGCGCCACCGCGCGACAGTGCCGGCTATGGCATTGGAAAACCCCGCACCCGCCGCGCC